ATGGGTGGATGATGCATATATTATCCTAGGTACCGACAAACCTGCGGGACAAACTAGCACGGGCGTACTTATTCCCGAGTATATAACAGAGAAAACTAAAAAGGTAGTGGACAGTATAATACCAATTTCCAATACTTAGAAAAACAAAAATACATATATTTATAACCACATAGTAAAACTTAACAAATGGGATACCTAGACAATTCAGTAGTAACTGTAGATGCTATTTTAACTACAAAAGGCCGTCAGTTACTAGCACAGGGAAATTTTAATATAACACAATTTGCCTTAGCAGACGATGAAATCGACTACACGTTGTATAATCCAAATCATCCTTCAGGTTCAGCATACTACGGTGAAGCTATCGAAAATATGCCGCTGCTTGAAGCTGTACCTCAAGAGACCCAAATGATGAAGTATAAATTAGTTACTTTACCCAGAGGTACAGCTAGATTACCTATACTTGATTTAGGTTACACAAGTATTACTTTAAAGCAAGGTGCAAACCTATCTATAACACCCCAGACTCTTAACTACCTTGGCGGAAACACATTTGAAACCTCTGGGTATACAGCGACTATTTCAGACGCTAGATTATTTAATACATTTGAAGGAGTCGGTATAGAGACCCAACAAGCACAGGCTTTGAATCAAACTATTACCCTCGGTACCAGTGTAGCTAAATCGGTAGTAGGTTCTACTATTAACCTGAAAGCAACTACTGTGAATACGTTATTCGGGAGCAATACACAGCTATCGGCTACACTTACTATAGAAGGAAGAGATAGTGGAGCTCGGGTAACTATCCCTGTAATCATAACTAAAATAAACTAACATGGCTTTTAAAAGATTAGAATCTTCAGATTTCGTACTAAGCTCAGATGCTATCTCTTCTACTTTATGGTCTAATCGATCAGTAACATTAACTACTTTTTTTAGCTCTTCAGGTCAAATAGCAGGATCTTCAGGTAAATTCTACCAAACAGTGTACGGTTCGGCAAGTCTAGCATCACCTGAATTTGATATTGCATACGGTAATAGCCAAGGTAGCGGGAGCTTGGCGTACAACTCTGCGGTTACGCACACATCTCCTACTTCAACTATTTACGGTCAGTATCAAGACCTTTTACTAGGAGACGAAAATACTGATTTCGCCTTTGGCTCGATAACAGCTACAGAATTCTTTGCTTTGTCTTTTGAAAGAGCTAGATTCAAAGAATCCTTACTCCCCGGATCACTTACTTTAACTTTGAGATCTGGATCTGCAACCCTGACACTTACTGATAATAGTAGAACTATTACGATACCTCAATACGTAGGTACCAATAGAGTATTCCAGTTGGTTTCTGGATCCAGCGGAATAGTTAATACAGGGGTAAACAACGGGTATACTTCTAATTCAGGATCATACGGGTGGCTATTGCCGGATATAGGAACTATTTTACTTAATCCTAGAGCTTTAGCTGCGCCTCTGGCGAACGGGGGGCTAACATTCCTGTACAGTGCATCTTCAGCTACTACTACTCCCGGCACTTCACCAAACCTCTCTCTATACACCGCTATAAGCGGGGGAGCAAGCTTTACCATTAACTCTCAGGAAACGATTTCGTCAAATTATATTTTCATAAGAGCTAGAAGCTCGGAATACAATTACTCTGAAAACCCTTCCTTCATATCAGGATCAACAGGAGAGGTCGTATTTAATAGCTTTATAAATACACCTAGAACTTACATTACAACTGTAGGTTTGTACAATGATACAAACGAATTACTAGCAGTAGCTAAATTATCTAGACCTTTACCTAAAGATTTTACTAAGGAAGCATTGATTCGTGTTAAGTTAGATTTCTAAAATGAATGAGCGCTTACAAACAACTTTTAGCCTCCGATGTAATCATTACTCCATTTGAAGTAAACAAATCATTTACTTTCGAAGGAGCAGCAGCTTTAACGGCGTCAAATGTTTCTATAGATAGATTTTTAGGACTCAATATAAGCACACTATTTAATCCTGCTACCGATTCTACAACAGGGCAAGTATCTACTAAATACCAACGTTTAGTTTACAATTCAATAAAACAGTTATATTATTCAAATTATTTAAACTCAAGTTATGGGGACGAACCCAATATAGGTTATATACTACCAGGAGCTGATTCTGAGGGGGATACATTAATAGGATCAGGTTCTTCTCAGGGTAGGTATTTTAATTATAAGCAAACAGATTTAACGTTTGCTAAAAATTTTCCTACTGCTACTAATTCAACTATTGGAGTAATATCCATACCTTCTCGTTTATTCGGTAACTACATACAACCTAATACTTTTTCATGGAAATCAAGTAGTATTACCATTACAGATGATGGAGAAGGTAATTTAATACAGGGAGGATCGATATGTGGTAATATTTTCTATTACCACGGGATAGCAGTTATAACAAGCGGTTCATCGGGAGATATTTCAAATTTTGTAACTTCACCTGCTGTTACCTGTTCATTCAATTCATCACTAACATTATACGAGACTCAATACAAATGTACTATTAGAGAGAGTGAATTTAACTTTACATTAAATCCTTCAGCTGAACTAGACGGGCAATTAATAACTTATACTAATATACAAACTAGTAGTTTCTACCAACCTGGGAACGGACAACTTAATAACAGCTTAACAGGTTCGTATTTTGCTCCATATGTATCAACAGTAGGGTTGTACGATGATAATCAGAATTTACTAGCAATAGGTAAGCTCTCCCAACCTCTCCCAACTTCAGCAACAACTGACACCACAATACTAATAAACATAGATAGATAATATGGCAGTACTAAGTAAAGCAGGAATAACTAATAATTCAACAATCCAGGCATCTCACATAACTCAATCAATAGATGCTTTAACAGGACAAGTAACGGATTATGATATAACTATCAGTGGGAGCTTAGCGGTTACGGGTTCTTTTCAGGTATTCAGGCCAAATACCAATAATGCAGTTTTTTATAGAACATCCGGTAGTAATAATACAGAACAACATTATTTAGTTGTTGGCGTACAAGATTGGGTAGTAGGGCAAGATGGGAAAGATAATAAATTCAAAATATCTTCGGTTGATAATGGTTTTGCTAGTCAGAATGTGGGTTTAACAATAAGCTCAAGCGGTGAAGTAAGTATAGGAACAACATCATCATTAGCAAGACTACATGTAAATCCAGCAAATACAAGTAATTTAGTTACATCTTTATTTACAATAGGTCAATCCGATAACGGCTTTAAAGCTGGTTTTGCTAATGGGACCGGGAATACTACAGGTTCAGAACAAGCTAAAGTAGGTATGTGGTCTAACCCTACAGTAAATTCGACTGCTAACCCTGTTACACACATTGGTTTTATAAGAGGTAATTCAACTAATGGCTCAGGAATGACATTTAATGTCAATAATACCGAAACCATGCGTATCTCAGGTAGTAACGTAGGTATAGGCACATCTACTCCTCAAGGCCCATTACATATCAGGGAAACAGGTGGGGGTGCTATATTTTTAGATAATATTAATACCGGCCCCGATGAACGCGTTGATATTAGATTAGCTAGCGGGAGTGCTAAAGGTATCCGAATTATAGCCTCAAGTTCATTATCCGGAACACCCGGTGGAGCATCGATACAATTTTATAGTAATGATTCAGCTAATTATGGAGGACAATTCTTTATAGATTCAGGAACTACAGGTTCTTCAGCAATTATTTTCCGTACAGCTGATACAGCAACACCTGTTACCGAAAGAATGCGAATTGCAGGTAATGGTGCAGTATCTATTACAGGACCCCTAACTACAACAGGAGCCATAACATCCTCAGGTGTTATCAGCTCTTCAGCAGGCTTATTTGGTACAACTCTAATAACAACAGGTGCTATAACATCCTCAGGTGCTATTAGTTCCTCAGCAGGCTTATTTGGTACAACTCTAAGGACATCAGGAGCCATAACATCCTCAGGTGCTATTAGCTCTTCAGCAGGATTATTTAGTACAACCCTAACTACAACAGGAGCTATTACCGCTTCTATTATTTCTGCTTCAAGCGGTATAACAGCTAGTATTTTAACTTTAACTCTATATACCTCCCTTCCAACCACATCTCCTCTAGGCTCACTTGCTGTTAGCGGAAGTGGTGCCGCTATGAGGCTTATGTTACGCACTGGTAGTGGTGCTAATGACTGGAGAGCACTATAATATTAAATAATTTATGTGGTTATACAATAATAAAGTTATAGAAACATTAGACGATTTTCCTCCCAACATATACGGGTTTATATACATAACTACTCATATACCCAGCGGGATATCGTATATTGGTAAGAAGGTACTGTATCACAATGTAAAACGCAAATTAACACGCAAGGAATTAGCTGAACACCAAGGTGCAGGTCGTAAACCAACCCACCAAACAATCCAAAAGGAAAGCGATTGGAAAACATATTACGGCTCTGCTAAACCGATTTTAGAAATGTTAAAGGAAGGTAAACAGCAAGAATTTAAACGTGAGATATTAGAGTTGGTTTACAGCAAAAAACTGCTAACATATTACGAGTGTAAATATCTATTTAAACATGGGGTATTGGAAAACCCCTCAGAATATTTCAACGATTCAATCCTTGGAAAATTCTACACAAGTGATTTTAAGTAATTGACATTCTTGGTAAATTTTTTAATATTTATCATTGATGATAGGTATTTATAAAATTACAAATCCAAAAGGAAAAATATATATTGGTCAATCTACTAACATAGAAGAACGTTGGGAAAAAGGACATAAATATAGTTCTGGGTGTGGTAAAAAATTAAAAAATTCTTTAAATAAGTACGGTTGGGAAAATCATAAAAAAGAAATACTTGAAGAATGTGTGGTAGAACATTTATCTGAAAGAGAAACATATTGGATTGAATATTACGATAGTTATAAAAAAGGACTTAATTCAACATCAAAAGGAGGAGTTCAAGGTTATAAAGATGAACAGTGGAGAAAAAACCACTCAGAAGGATTAAAAGGTAGAAAAGGATATTGGGAAGGGAAAAAAAGACCCGAACATAGTGAATTTTTAAAAACTAAAGGAAGTGGTTTATCTTATGAAAGAACTCAAGAACATAAAGATAACCTTTCTATAATAATGAAAGAAGTATGGAAAAA